CAGGCCCTACGATAAGCTCAAGCAGCGCATGTTCCACGTTCGGGCTTATGCTGAGGCAGCCATACCGTTCGATGGGTACGAGGAAGGCCTGATCGTGCATATCTGCCCGGATGTGATCTTTCGAGGCTACGATCACCCCACCAAGCCGGACAGGGGAACCTGCCAAGTTGCTAACGGCATTGGATGCGCTATTATCCAGATCAGTCATCTTCCGGGCTACTCGACTACGTCACTGATCGAGGCTCAGTAGTGATTGACGAGAGCGAAAACGTGGAACATCTGGCTGATGAAGTCCATCAGGCTCACCTGAGCAGACTGACTGTCTGCCGAACTGTCCCCCTAGAGAAGAGGGGAAGACGGCCATTTATGAGTCCGAAAACGGTTATTATATCGCTCGCCGCTGCCGAGAAGACCGAAGAACTGGCAGAAGGAGAAGCAATTTGAAACCCAACGAAATGCACAACCTGGCCCACTCCGGCTGCCACCAGTGTGCCCCCAAGGGCTGGAGAGACGTACCCCTGGTGACAGGCGATTACGACATGGATGCCACCATATTGCACCGCCGCAATAAGGCGCTCCCGAGCAGGCTAGGTCTGTACACCAAGACACGGGTCACCGCATACAGCCAGTACGGCTACAAATCAGCCTACAATGGCATTCCCAAGCTCGCTGGCGGAAGTTGACTGGTCCTGGGCCTACGGGTATCCAGACGATGACGATGAAACCCACAGGCCGCAGTTCACAGAAGATCCCAGCACGTTCGACGAAGATAACGACGAATCAGAGGGTTAGACTGTAAAATCAATGGCATGGAAAGAAGGGGAAAGTGGTAATCCTAGCGGTCGGCCTGTTGGTTCTAATAGCGACCGCCGTGTCCAGCTATTGGCTAGGTTACACACGGAGCGAGCGGTCAACGTCCTGGCATCCGCGCTTGATGACGATGATAGACGGGTCGCATGTATGGCTGCTGCCGCCCTCCTGGATCGTGGTTGGGGAAAGCCCAAACAGGTCGTTGAGGGAAGGCACGAGATTGAACTGAACTTCAATGCCGGAGACAGCGACAGCCTCAAGCCTAAGTTCGACGCTGCATTGGCCAAGCGCCAGAGCCCTACCGTTCAATGAAATACTACCCTTTTGGGATGACTTCGATGATCGGGGTACGAACAAGGCCGCTGTCAGAGAACTTGCGCAGAACGACCGCTACTATCTACTGTGCAAACTTCTCAAGCGAGCAGACGCCTGGCACCCGTGGCTATATGCGCGTTGTAGGGAGGTTGAAGCCGCTAGTGACGGGTACTGCGACATCTGGGCCCGCGAACACTACAAAAGCACCCTCATTACTCTGGCTGGTTCGATACAGGAAATACTCCGAGACCCTGAAATCACGATCGGTATCTTCAGCCATACCAAATCCATAGCCCGTGGCTTCATGGCGCAGATCCAGCGAGAGCTTGAGAGTAACGAAACGCTCAAGGCTGCATTCCCCGACATACTGTTCGCTGACCCGGCCAAGCAATCCCGAAGCTGGAGCCTAGATGGCCTGATCGTCAAGCGCGAGGGGAATCCCAAAGAGGCCACCATCGAAGCACATGGCTTGGTGGATGGGCAGCCCACTTCCAAGCATTTCCAGCTGATGATCTACGACGATGTGGTCACCCGAGAATCGGTGAATACGCCAGAGCAGATAACCAAAACAACGGAGGCTTGGGAACTCAGTGACAACCTTGGAGTCATGGGCGGAAGACGGTGGATCATTGGCACCCGATATCACTACGCGGACACGTACGCCGAAATCATTAAGCGCGGCGCTGCTATTGCTCGCATCTACCCAGCCACACATGACGGCACGATGGTTGGCAGACCTGTTTTATTTACTCAGTCAGAGTGGGCCCGTCGAATCAGGGACCAAGGGGAGGCAACAGTCGCTTGTCACTGCGCTGGTACAAGCATCCTCATGGATGACTGGACGTACAAGCGGATCGAGGATGTAAAAGAGGGGGAATACGTCGTAGGCGTGATTCAGGGACACGGCAAAGGTGTTTCTTCAAAACTAGTTCGTACTAAGGTACTGGCGAGCAGGCAAAGGATTGCGAATGCCAGAGAGTACGTATCAACCGATGGTAATACCGTTCGTTGCACTCCGGATCATCTTTGGTGGACCAAGCGCACAGGTACAGATGGTCATGCCCCATACGCTGCGTTCAATAACCTGAAGAAAGACGATCTGAAATCTCTCATACGGGTATCAAATTTTCATGGGTGGATACAGGATTCCGACTCAAGATGGCAATACCTTGCTGGCATTTTGGATGGCGAGGGCACAGCGAACAAATCACTTATTGCCATTACCCAAAGCAAATCCCACAACCCGGAAGTTCATCAGCGTATCGAGCAGACGCTTAAGGGGCTTGCAATTCCTTATGAGACCTATGAGCGCGGTCCAAACCATCGCTCAAAGGGTTCTACGCTGTTTCTGATTCGCGGTGGTCGCCACGTTCGCCATAGAATTTTGCTCAATTGCAATCCCGCCAAGAAGAAAGCCATTGTTGATGGCTTGTTCTGTTTCCTTGGCGGCAAAGCGAGAACAGTCAAGGAACGGTTTATATCCTATCTGGAACTGGGCGAGCAGCCAGTTTACACGCTGCAAACGGATACGGGTAACTACGTAGCCAATGGGTTTGTATCTAAGAACTGCCAGCTCTTGGCAAATCCCCTTGCGGGTCATCAGCGAATGTTCAACGTCGAAGACCTCCAGACCTACGAGGTCCGCCCGCTCACGTTAATGGGCTATCTGTTGATAGACCCAGCGCGCAGCATGAAGCGAGACAGTGCCAATACCGCAATGGTGGTGCTGGGGATAGACGCCGCAGGCAACAAGTACTTACTTGACGGTGTCGATCACAAGATGGATCTGATGGACCGCTGGCGCTGGATGCGCGATCTATGGAATACGTGGAAGAACGCCCCAGGGATGATGGGTTTGCACGTAGGGTATGAGAGCTACGGTGCACAGGCTGACCTCGACTACTTCGTAGAGCGCCAGAGGATCGAGAAGGCGAGCTTTGAGATAGCCCCGCTCGAGTGGCCTAGGGGTGGAGAGCGCAGCAAGGAGGATCGGGTACAGCGTCTGGTGCCGGATATCCGTGGACACCGCTTTTACCTGCCACACCCCACGGACGATGAGCGTTTAACCAGAGTACAGCGGGATATGATCGCGAGCGGCTATGAGTATCGTTTAAGCCGTCCTATCAAGCGCAAGGATGAGAGCAACCTCATCTATGACTTCACGGATCGATTCAAGCTACAGGTCAGTTATTTCCCGTTTGGTGGGCTGGTGGACATCATCGATGCTGCTTCTCGCATCTACGATTTAGACCCTAAAACACCGGAATACATAGATCAGGGTTCGCTCGAGCCTGAATTTGTATGAGACACCCCAAGATCATGGACTCTGGCGTAGGACCCGGCAGGAGCGTCGGCGGCGGGGATCTTGCACCACCTACAGGCCAGCCGATATCAGATGCTACATTGCGTGCTGCAGGGTATCTACTGGTCACTGATTATGGTGCGGTGGCTGATGGGACCACAGACTCGACTTCCTACATTCAAAACGCAATCAACGCTGCGAACACGCAGTTCAAGCCGCTGTGGTTTTCGATTGATCCTACTGGCGCACAGCGTCCGTACATGATCAGCACGACGCTTCGGGCCTTCAAGCACTATGGAACTTCGGCTTTGAGCATTCAGCAAGTAGCATTGATTGGGGCGAGCGTCGATCCGGTCAGTGGACTGCCTGCGAGGCCAAAGCTCAAGATATTCGCTAACACGGCATTCTTTGGCAACGCCACGACCTATGAGCCGATGCTTGCGATAAGAAGCTTTTCGGATCATGGACTTGGCAGTACTTGGCCTGGGGATGCCACCTTCGACCCGCTTGCCGTCCCTTCTGGCTGGTTCGAGGATACGGGCAATCACGGCTTTGGTGGCTGTCTTATCGGGATTGACTTTGACACCAACCAGAATGCCGGCGGCTGCGGATGGATGTACATAGGAGCACAGAGCGCACACGTACAGGATATTACTGTAACGGCCACAGGTTCCTTCGCTGGAACGATTGGCCTGCCTGTAGAGGGTAGCGGCGTCGTGAACTTAAAGGTGGTGGGTGGTCAGTACGGGGTGCTGGGAAAGCTGTTGCGGATTCCCACGACTGAATCCAGTTCAGGGGTTGCCGGAGCGCATATCACAGGTCTCACCTGCATCGGGCAGACCGTGGCATGCATGGGAACTGGCATAACCATGTACTCATCGGTCTGTGGGTTCGACTTCGAGCCCGCAGTCGGGGGCAAGGCGGTGGAGTTCACCGCTGGCCCAAGGCCGGGGGATTACGGACTGGTGATCAAGGATGGGAAAGTGGTGATACCCACATCCACTGACTTTGCCTTCGTGAACCTCGCCAATCCGTTCCCTGGCATGAACCTGCAAAACGTCTGGGTGACAGGCACTACCAATATCACCACTGTTGGCGGAGGGGTAGGAAACAACACGGTGGGTGGGCAACCGACCGATTGGTGCCAGATCAATAACTATCATCTAGCGACCAATGCCACGGTGTTCGACGGCACCTACAGCTATGCGACCAAGTCGATTCTTTACGCTAATGGCAGCAACAATGCGGTAGATGCTTCAGTACATGCTCAATCCCCGTACGAGCATATCGTGCAATTCGTGCCCGTCGCTGGCACGCCTCCTGCCGATCTGATCTCCCGTCACGGCTTTACGATGCCGCAGATTGACACCGGCACGTACATCGACATCACCGCCGCGCCCTATAACTGCGTGGCGGCCACTACCACGGCGGCGCAGTTACGTGGATACAATGCCAGGAACGATGCGACCGCGCCAGATTGCAGGGCAGGTTTGCAGGCCGCGATTGATGCCGCGCAATCGGGTAACGGTAGGGTATTCCTTCCTCGTGGCTCTTGGTGTACTGGAAGCCCTGGGATCATCCTCAGGTCAAACACCGTGCTGTTTGGCGTCGGCCAGTCCTTGAGTCAGATCATGCCGCATGTGAATTGGGTGCCAACCACCGGCAACCCACCCGTGGTGGATACCGTGAGCGATACCGAAGCGACCACACAGCTTGTGAACCTGATGGTACTTCGCCCGCAGACGCGAGGAACCACCACCAGTTACACCTCCCGATCTGGAGGATCACACACTGTACTGACTGGCAATCGCTTCAACGGCATTAACTGGAAGGTGGGCCGTAAGAGCATCTGTTCTAACATCTACATGGAAAACGACTATCAGGCCAACGGCTACGCGACGGTGCCCAAGCAGATGCTCGCCATCACGGGCACTGGAGGGGGCAGGTTTTACTCCAATGCGATGCGGGAGGAGGACGGCACCAACCAGGACACCGATATGATCTGCATACTCATCAGCGGCACCTCGCAGCCGATCTGGATGTACGATGTGAACGTGGAGTTCGGCGATAAGGGGTCATCTACTGGCCCGCCGCCGTGGACTAACATCCTTATCCAGAACTCCTCGAACATCCGCATTTTCCAGACCAAGCGAGAGGGAGCAGCTCCCACTGTCATGGTCATCAACAGCAGCAACATCGCGCACTTCGCCTCCGGCAAGCTAGGCGGAGGGGTGGATACCGGGGTGCCGGCTAATTTCTACCCCGATAGCGTTTATGCAACAGGCAGCGTGGATAGCGCATCGACCAATGTCATGTTCTGCGGCTGGACGGTGTTTGTAGGCTCTGCCGCCACGCAAAAGCTCGTCTACGATCAGGCCAGCGCTTTATCGGTCGATAACCAGACGCAGGTGTGCCTGTATCTGAAGGGCGCTATCGATGATAGCGTGATGGGGCACTGAGATGGCGAACTGGTCATTGCTTGCTGCAGGTACCTGGACGACGAACTTCGCCACCAGCCTTACGCCGACTGACCCTGGAAGCTATGCGGCAGGGGATTTGCTCTTATGCTTCACCTGCGTAAAGGAAGGCGTAACGCTCACGGTTCCTGGCGGGTGGACGCGCCTATCCCCAGCAGTCAATACACAAACCTCTCAGGTGATAGGAAAGATTGCAGCCAGCGGTAGTGAAACGATGCCCGCTATAGGTTGGGGTGGCGGGAATGTGACGCAAATGGCTTCTTGCATCGCTTATCGCTGTTCTACTGGAGTTCCATCCCTTGGCAGCATCGTGCATGCTTCGGTCGATAGGGTAACGACCAATACCAATAACATCGTTGCTCCCAATGGCATGAGCATTACGGTAGATAACTGCTTGGCTTTGTTCTGGGGTATGAGGATCAATACGGGCTCGGCTTCTACCTTCACAGCTATCAACAGCATGACCAATTTCACCAAGCGGTCCGAGAAGCAGGATGATTCATTGCACTTTACCGGGATTGTCGGGGATTGGTTTCAGACTACCGCAACCACTATTACTGCTAACGCTCCTGCATGGAGCGGAACATTCAATGATGGTTCGCAGGGCACGTATTCCTGCTTCATAGCACTCCTAGCAGGTGTGGCCGCAGGCAACATCGGTCCTACCCCCTGGCAGGATGTGGGCGGCATGGGCTCAGTGGTGGCGATGTGATGCTCGACTACATGAAGCGAGCGGGCGAGCAACTGTTCCAGACCGAGAACTACGTGTCTGTTCCTCCCGCACTGATCATCATGGACGAGCAGGGCAGCGTGTGGACGCTGGGCTTTGCACGGCAAGCGGGCCCGAAGGGAGAGTATTCGTTCGATGTGTTAAAAGACGGGCAGATCGTCGGAGAGTTTGCATCAAGGATTGAGCGCCGGGGTGGAAAGGTCCGCATCTTCGGCCGTGATGGGTGGAAAGTGTGGACCGGGAAGTTTTTCATCTAACTCGGGAGTAATTTATGTCGAGAGAGTACAACGTGGGAGCGGGTGGATTAACTTTGGCGAATCAGGCCGTCACTTTAGTCTGGATCAACCCAGGCTTGACGCAGGGGTTCGAGGTGTTGCGATGCTGGGCTGGGCAAACCGGCACCAACACTTCCGCACAGCAGCGAATTCAGACCAATACTCAGGTAACGGCTTTTCCGACCGTGGTAAGTGCCACGCCGGCAAAGACCAAATTCGGAGATCCGGCTTCCAACATCACCGGCAACACTACGGGTGCTGCGGGCACTTGTGGGGTGAATGCGAGTGCGGAAGGCGCGGGCGGCAAGACGATCATCAACAATGACACGTTCAACAATCTTAACGGGTATCTGTGGGTGCCGACGCCAAGGGAAACACTGGTACTCGGTGCTGGGATCGCCTCAGGCTTTGGGCTTCACGTTCCGGTTGCTCCCGGCACGCTCACCAATTGGCAGATGGGTGTTACGTACGGCGAAACCGGCTGATTCATGGCTGGGCAGGGGTTTTTCTATGTGCCGCCGCCTACATTCGTAGGCGGGCGGCAGCCCTATGCCCCGCCAAACGGGTTAGTGCAAAGTGGCATTGCCCCTCAGGCAGCGCCAAACATCGGGAGCATTGATTCCAGGGTATTGAACGTACTGCTTAGGTCCTGGCTCCCAGATGTGGTCTGGGTACAGGGCTTGGATGAGATGGCTCCCATCTCTAGCAACCCATCACCTCCAGCTCCCGGGCCAGTGATACCGATTTCGGTAGCCCAGCAGATGGCCCTACGGATGGCATGGGAGCCGCCGTACTTTCCCCCTCCTATGGGGGCACAGATCGCGTGGCTACCGACGCTCGCTACTGCAGCGTTCATGCCCAACCTGGTGGGCTTAAGCCTTGCCGATGCTCAAGCCTTGTTAGCCGCTTTGGGACTGCAGACAGCGACCAGCACCACGGGCTACAGCGTCACGATTCCGCCAGGATCGGTGATCAGCCAGAATCCTGTGGCTGGTGCGTTCATCAATGATTTCACGCCGATCAGTGTGGTGGTCTCTATTGGTCCGTTTGTTCCCAGCAACAAACCCCCGCCAATAATGAAAGTCACCACCCGGACATTCAATCTGCTCGAGTTGGTCACAAGAGAGTGGGGGAGTGAGTTCAGGGCCCCAGATCACAGGGTCTATACTTTCGGGGATGGCAAGCGAAGCTTCGACAGCACAGATCAGGGCCAGACAGGGATCTACAAGAAGCAATGATCGGGCATGAATACATGACGGTGCTGGATGCGGGCGATGCGGATGAAGCCTCAGACCTCGTGTTGGCCAAGGAGGTCGGGGAGGCACTCAACCAGGAGTATCCGAACCATCCCTGGGTGGTTTCATTCCAATCTCATGGAATGGTGATCCGGCACCTGGCGATTGCAGGTGAAGTGAGCATGAGAATTGGGCGGGATGGATTCTCGGCCCTGCTACCGCGTGAACGGCTCGGCACGCCACAGGAAGTGGTCAAGACGGCCCGGGAGTTTGGCGGGCAGTTACTCGAGGCTTTCGGCTTGAAACGAGGTCCTTGGGATGGCAGCACACCCATTGTTCCTGCTTCCTGGGCGCACAAGAAATCGAAGGGGTTCCACTAATGGCACAGTCAACTAATTGGCGGCCGCAACCCCCATCGATCAACGATCCGGTGCAGGGAGAGTTCGAGGGCGAGGAGCTGGGCCAGGAAAGCGATACTGTGGGTATGGAGATTGGCGATACCCCAAGTAACGAGAATGAGCCCAAGAAGCCTAACTGGATCAAGCGAGCTAAGGATTCTTACCGCTTCTCCACAAGCTATATCGATAGCAACTATCGCGTGAAGTGGGATGATTCAATTCGGGCGTTCAATAACCAGCACCCTGCCGATAGCAAATACAATTCCGAGATGTTCAGGAAGCGCTCGAACCTTTTTAGGCCCAAGACGCGGGCTGTGATCCGTAAGAATGAAGCCGCTGCGGCGGCAGCGTTCTTCAGCAATATGGATTTGATAGACGTAGCCGCGAGCAACCAGCAGGATCGGGCCGAACTGGTATCGGCTGAAGTCACCAAGCAACTACTTCAATACCGTCTGACCAAAACCATCCCTTGGTTTCAGATCGTGATGGGCGGGATACAGGACGGTCAGACACAAGGGGCCGCGTGCGCGCATGTGTACTGGCGATTCATGGAGCGGCACGATGATGAGGGGAATCAGGAATCTTTGGAGGACAAGCCCTGCATCGATTTGATTCCGATTGAGAACCTGAGGATTGACCCTTCCGCAAGTTGGTTAGATCCTGTTGGCACATCCCCGTACATCATTCACCTGATACCGATGTACTGGTGCGATGTGAAGGAGCGGATGGAATACCCCAATCCCAAGGGGCAGAAGTGGAAGAAGTACGGTCCTAGCATCGTGTTTGCCAAGAGCGAGAACCAGGACGATTCCACCCGTCAGGCTCGTAACCAGCTCTCGCAGGACCCCACCCAACAGCGCCGGGATGTGAGCGATTACGATATCGTGTGGATACATCGCCACATTCACAAGTGGAACGGCGAGGATTGGGAGTTTTACACGGTAAACAGTGAACGGCTGCTGACTGAACCCGAACCATTGAAAAACACGGTCTGGCACGGGCATAGACCCTATGTGATGGGCAATGTGATCCTAGAGACTCACAAGCCTATGCCGACTTCCCTTCCCACGCTGATCAAGCCGCTGCAGGAGGAAGCGAACACGATTCAGAATCAGAGGATGGATAATGTCCAGTTCGTACTCAATAAACGCTGGTTTGCTAAGCGGGGCAAGAATATTGATCTGGCTAGCCTTGTGCGTAATGTTCCTGGTGGCATTACCCTGGTGGATGATCCAGAGGCGGATATCAAAGAGGTGACCTGGCCTGATGTCACTTCCAGCGCGTATCTGGAGCAGGACCGTATCGATGGGGATTTCTCTGACTTGGTGGGAAATTTCAATCCCATGCAGGTGCAGTCCCAGAGAACGGGCAGAGAATCCACGAATACAATGCGGATGCTGCAAGGGCCGACGAATCTACTTACCGAGTACATGCTGAAAACCTACGTGGAGACTTTCATTACACCGATCCTTCGTCAACTGGTGATGCTCGAGCAGCACTACGAGACCGATATGGTGGTTTTGGCTTTGGCTGGCCAGAAGGCTGAAGTGTTCAAGAAGTACGGGGTTT